TTCATTGACAATCAGTGATACAACATACCTGGCTGCTGACTTCACAGTCACAGTCATAGCAAACTAGGAGAAATAAATTGGCTAAATTTTACGCACAAGACTACAAGGTCACAATCGGTACTGCTGTACTAAGCAGCTCTATCGCCTCTGTAACCTTAGACATGACCCAAGATGAAATTGACACAACATCATTTGGCTCAAGCTTCCGCACAAGGCTGGGTGGGCTAAGAGATGGTTCTGTATCTCTTGACTTCCACCAAGACTTTGGAGCAGGCGCTGTTGACTCGCTTTTGTACCCACTTATGGGAACACTTGTAGATGTCAAGATTGCACCTACCTCTGGAACTGTAACTGCCACAAACCCTGAGTACCGCTTCTCGGCGCTAGTAACTCAGTACCAGCCATTCGCAGGTGCTGTCGGCGACCTAGCTACACTCAGTGTTACCTGGCCTGTATCTGGCACAGTGACAAGGGCAACTGCCGCCTAATACTGCTAAGCTAATCGCATGAAACTAAACCTACAAATACAGTTCACCGATAAGCCAAACGAGTACAAGCAAGTTGTTTGCAGCCCATCAGACATGATAAAGCTGGAAGCAAAGTTTGACATCTCGATTGCCAGTCTTGAATCAAACATCAAGATTACTCACTTGCTTTTCCTAGCTTGGGCAAGTGAAACAAGAAATAAAGCGACTACTGCGTCATTTGAAGAATGGGTGGACACTATTGAGTCCGTCAGTCCAGCAGATGAACAAAAAAAATAGTCGGGCTTGGTGATTCATCCGCTCACTGGTACATCGCAACACTAGCCGTTGAAACTGGGATTAGTACCAGAGAGCTAATGGAGTTAGATGACAGGATGCTGTGGACAATAGGCAGGTATCTGGTCTATAAGAATCAGCGCCAAGCACCACGCGTTTGAGAGGACATCCTTCGGGGTGTCCTCTCTTTTTTTGCTTCGGTAGAATAGATAAAGAATAGGTGGTCTAAGACATTGAAGCTTTATACAAGTGGGCAAAACACAATTCAAGTCAGTGCCACAGATTACAAGTTAGTTATCAGGGAACTAAACAAGATTGATAAAACCCTGTCTTTACAACTAAAAAAAGATTACAGAAAGATAGCCTCTGAAGGCCAAAAGTCTGTAAAAAAAGAGATTCAGTCAATGGGCAAAAAGGGACCTTTCGCTGGCTCGGTAAGAAAGTCAAACGGCAAGCCTGCTAATGGTATGGCTCATGGTGGTCGTACTGGTTGGGGAACTGTTTACGGAAGTGCTGGCGGGCCTCTTGGGGATGGTAAGCGTTATCCTTACGATTCGGTGCTAATCGAGGCTTACACTCGTGCAAAAAAGAAGCAGACAGGTATTGCTAGGTTGCGAGTCAGGTCTGCGGCAACTGTGATTACAGACTTAGCCAGAAGCTTTGGTGGAACTAGGAAAACCAGAGTCTATCCGATTCGGTTGTTTGGTGGACCAGTAATTATGCGTTCCCACACAACAGCATGGAAAGGTGTTGCTTACTTTATTAGGGGACTTGGTGCAATTACAAAGCCAAGCCTTAAGGGTAAGTCGAGGAATGTTTATCCTGGTTTTGATAAGGCTGCTCCAAACATGAGACGAGAAACAAAGCTAGTGATAGAAAAAACTGTCAGAATAGTAAAAGCAAACATTGATAGGAACTCTAAATGAGCAACATGTTCTTGAACATCGTCAGCACCTTCAAGGGCGATGGTATAAAGAAGGCCACTGGTGATTTAGGCGCTTTCAGCGGCAAGATGGGTGGTTTTGGCTCAGTTCTTGGTAAGGTTGGTGGCGCTCTAGCAGCCTTTGGCGCTACTACAAAAGCCATTGATTTCGGTCAACAAGCCATCATTCAAGCTCGTGACCTTGAGCGAAACATGTATGGTCTTGAAAAGGTTTTTGGCACAATAGCGCCAGTAATGAAAGACTTTGTTGAAAATGCAGCCGCAATCGGTCTAAGCCAATCAGAAGCGGCAAAAGCATCTACCTTTCTAGGTTCGGTTCTAAAGCAATCTGGCTTCGAGATGAGCGATGTCGCTACTGAAACTGAGAAACTTGTCAAGCTTGGTGTGGACCTAGCAACCCTTTATGGCTACGATGTCCAAGAAGCCTTGCTAGGTATGACCGCCCTGTTCCGAGGTGAGTACGACCCGATTGAGAAGTTTGGTGTCGCTATGAAGCAGAGCGAAATCAACTCCGAGCTTGCTGCCAGAAAAATGGACAACCTTACTGGTGCAGCCAGGCGTAACGCTGAGCAGACTATTCGGTTGGAGTTACTATACGAGAGAGCCGCAGACGCTCTAGGGTCTTTTGACGAGCAGACAAACAATCTCTTTGTTAGCCAGAAGGTTCTCGGTGCAACATTTAGGGATATGCAGGCTGCTGTCGGTACGGCACTTATTCCTAGCATTACCTTGCTAAATCAAGAGCTTACAGACCTTGTAATAAAAGCTGAGCCAGGTCTTATCAAAATGTTTGAAACACTGTCTGAGATTCTACTTAATGTCGTACGCATCTTTGGCGATGCGATGGACCCATCTACAAAACTAGGCGATGCCTTCTTCGCTCTAGGCGCTCGATTTGAGTCTTTGATGGAAACCATCTTTGGTAAAGATTTTGACATAGCTTCTATTTTTGACTTTGCCAGCGAAGCTATCCGTATTTTTATTACACTGCTTCACGATGTGATGCTATTTGTCCAAAACCTAATTTCTTTCTTCCAAATTCTTGGCGAGCAAGCACATGCACTGTTTACACTCGACTTTGATACGCTATTCAACACTGACTGGCAACAAAAACTCTCAGAGGCAACTAAAGCCAATGTTGCTGCAATAGACATGGCATCTGCCTCTATTGACACCTATGGTCAAAAAATGCGCAGGGCTGCTATTGATGCCAAACTTCTTGCTGGCGAGGCGCTAACCGCTGCTGAGGCTATGCTTATAGGTTCGCCAGGCCAAGCCACAAGTAGAGCAAGGCGACATCAGCTTCGAGATGAGATTAGACAAGCTCGTCTTGGATTGAATAATGGTACACCGCCCCCTGAGTCTGGTGGAAAGTCTGCTGCTGAGCGACTCGCAGAAGAACAACAGAAATTGCAGGATGCTTTAAATGAAGCAGCCAGACAAGAAGCTGAAAGGCTAAAGAAGCGCGAAGATGCTTACAAGTCCTTTGCTGATTCGGTAAAATCAATCTTTGGCGGCATCAAGGAGTCAATCCTTTCAGCCTTTAGCCTGCCTGAGCTTGGCACTTCGGTTAACTCAATTACAAAAAACATCAAAAAACTTTTGGAAAGAACGAAGGCTTTTGCTGCAAACATCACTACGCTTTCCCAGCAGGGCCTAACCAACGACCTACTTCAGCAAGTTATTGCAGCAGGTCCAATGGAAGGTGGCAAGCTTGCTCAGGCTCTAGCTGGTGCTGGTAGTAGTTTTATTGGCGAGCTAAATCAGGCTTACGGACAATTCGGCTCGATAGCTTCTGAAATTGCTGGTGTTGGCGCTCAGTCTGCTTTTAGTAATCAAGAAGTTATCAATAACTACTACCAAATCGAGGTAAGTGGTGGGGTTGGTTCTGGCCCGACAATAGGAAAAGCAATCGTTGACGCTATCAAGTCCTATGAGCGCACCTCTGGTGCTGTCTGGCAGAACGCTTCATAATGGCAGCGCCAGTAGTCAAGGTTGAGCTTGGTGTAAATCTTGGAGCTAGGGACCCAAATACCTTTATCCTAAATGACGCCACTAGAGGTGTATTAGACAATACTTCTTTTACACTCAGTGGTGACAGGTTTTTTGACATCACTGACCGCATTGTTTCGGTTTCTACTTCAAGAGGTAAATCTCAGGCCCTTGACCGCATAGATGCTGGACAGTTGAACATTGTTGTTGACAACTATGACCGCTTATTCGACCCTCTCTACACCACTGGCTTTTATTATGGTCAGCTAATTCCAGGTAAAGAAATAAGGATTAGCTGTAATGGCTACCCAGTCATTTACGGCTATGTAGATGACCTTGACATTGCCTATGAGCCTGGCAACAGGTCCATTGTTAGCTTCCAAGCATCTGACGGCCTAAGCAACCTAACAATAAACAACTTGCCAGAGGTATCTCCAAGCATCGAGCTATCTGGCGCAAGAGTCACACGCATCCTAGACCTACCTGAAGTTGGTTGGCCTAGCGACAAGCGAAGCATTGACTCAGGTAACAGCGAGCTATCTGACACAGACATTGTTGAAGGCACTCAAGCAATTAGCTACCTTCAGCTAATAGCTACAAGCGAGGCGGGCGAGGTCTTTGTATCAAAAGATAACAAGTTTGTATTCAAAGAAAGAAACGCTGCCCCTGGCACACTTGACTTGATGTTTACAGACGAGGCTTCGGTTCCTGGTTTTACTGTTATACCTTTTGCTGAGCTAGGGGTTGTTTATGGCTCTGAGCAGCTATACAACCGAATTGTCATTACTAACGACCAAGCTATTCCTGATGAGGCGATTGCCCAGGACACAGAATCACAGCTTTTGTTCGGTTCTCGTTCTTACAGCCAAGACGGACTACTTAATAATGAGGTAGCTGAGCTTCAGTTTTTAGCTGACTTTATTTTGGCTAGATTCAAACAACCTCAATACCGCTTTGACAGCCTCTCGGTCATCCTTGATGTCTTGAGCGAGAGTCAACAGAATGAGGTTCTTGACCTAGAGATTGGTGATGTGGTGCAGGTCAAGTTCACTCCATCTGGCATACCACCTGCGATTGAGCAGTTTGTAAGGGTAATAGGAATTAGCCACGATTGGCAAAATGACCAGAAGCGAGTTACCCTATCGCTCGAAACCCTAGACTTTACGCTGTTCATCCTTGATGATGCCACCTTCGGTATCCTTGACGATGACCGCTTGAGTTTCTAGCTGATAAACTACAAACAAGAAAACTAAGGAAAACAATGTCAAGAAAAGTATTTACCGCTGGCGAGGTGCTTGCTGCCGCAGATGTCAACTCATTTTTGATGGACCAGACAGTCATGTCTTTTGCTGGCACAGCAGCTAGAGGCTCGGCAATCCCTAGTCCTGTTGAGGGTATGTACACGCACCTTGAGGATACTGACAGCCTACAATTTTGGAATGGGTCCTCATGGCTTTCACCTTTTGGCCTAACTCAAATAAAAAAACAAACTATTGGAAATGCAGTTAGCTCCGTTACTGTTACTAACGCATTTAGCTCTAGCTTTACTAACTACAAAATTATGATTTCAGGGGGAGTGGGTAGTATTTCAACTGTGAATTTAGGGCTAAGGCTTGGTTCAACAACTACAGGCTACAACATGGGAGTAGTATCAATTTTTTATACTGACGGCTCGCTATACGGCGAAAGGACTAACAATGGTTCAAGTTTTGCACAAGCGGGTTCCAGTAACACAAACAACATAACTATGGATTTAACTGTGTTCAATCCTTTTATTGCAAAACAAACTGCTGTTACTGGTGGATTTATGGGTTCAAGCGTAGGCGGAGTTACTTCAGGATTCCAAAACAGCACAACATCTTTTACGGATTTCACAATAACCCCTGCTTCTGGAACTCTTACTGGTGGAACAATATATGTATATGGTTACGGAGATATCTAAAATGGAAAAACCACAAATTCAGATTGACGATTTAGTCAGAGATATGACAGATGAAGAAATAGAAATTTTTGTTTCCGAGCAAGAAAAAGCACAGGCAGAAAAATTAGCTGCCCAAGCTAAAACAGAAGCTAGGGAATCTGCACTTTCTAAACTTGCTGCCCTTGGTCTAACAGAAGCTGAAATAGCAGCCCTATAAAATGGCTGAGGAAACAACTTCAGTTCGAGTAACTCAGGCCGACATTTACAAAAAGCAACTTGAACACGGCGAGATTCTGATAAAGGTCTTGCAAAAGCTAGACAACCTTGACGATGTACCAGAGCGCATAAGAGAAGTAGAACTCACTCTTGCCAGACTTGCTTGGATTGAGCGCATCGCCTACACAGGACTAACAGCTTCAGCAATAGCAATAATTGGTTTACTAATTAGCACGATAGGAAAATAATGCCAGCATGGATTCGCCCACTCGAAGGCCCAAT